GGTATGATGAAAAAATAAACTCACTATATATAAATGACATCTTGGTTTGAAGATCCAAAACAATTGGTTCGAGTAGACAAAGTTCATGAATTTTGGCCGTCAAAGACGCAATCTTCAGCAGACCGTGTTAACGCAACTGCTCGTTTTATAATTTATGCGACATGTATAATATACCTCATACGCCGTGATGCACGTATATTTGTTTTGGGTTCAACCGCACTTGGTGTTCTTTATATAATGGAAAAATCCAATATGGTGAAAGAAGGTGTTATACGACCAACAAATGTATACAATAATGTAGGTAAAGAATGTTCAATGCCAACAAAAGATAATCCTATGGGAAATGTTCTCATGTCGGATTACGCAGATAGACCAGACAGACCTCAGTCGTGTCATTACCCAACCGTAAAAACCCCAGTAAACAATTTTCTTACAGGTGATATCAAATACGGACCATCTCGTTCGCGTTCATCTATGCCCGAATATCAAAGAAACGCACTATCGAGACAGTTTGTAAGTATGCCAGATACGTCCATCGGTGGCACACCATATTATGAATTTATCCATGGTAAAAGAGATAATACGTGTCGCCAAGACCCACGATTGTGTAACCCAGACGCGAGAGGGGTTCAACTTGAAGCGTTCGCGGGACTTGATCCAAACGGTGATAAAAGAAGTGGTATGCATAGAGGTTCGGGATTAGCCGCCGGACATAGTTCGTAATTTTAAACAATTTAATAATAAAGTAGTAGATACTCGATTTCCATAAACAAAATCTTTTGTAATAATAAATGGCGTATCAACTCCAACCAGGAATGAAAGTGGTTCAAGATCACGCGGTTCCAGCCGTTTGTGCGACCGAAGAAGTTTTTACATATCCTCAGCCCAGTACCCTTAACTATGGGTCAAGTAGACCAAACACCATGTTATATGGTACCGCTCCATATATGGCGGGTAAAGGTTCACCAGCACAGTACATTGACACATCTGATCAACTCAGACCACAAAGTACATCTCGTTTCAATAAAGTTTTAGCGAAGACTTACGAAAGAAATTTTCACCCACTTCAAAATGTCGAGTGTAAATTACCACTTAGAACACAATCATATGAACCATCGAGTACCAGAGCCGAAATGCAAAATGGTTTGTTTCAGCAAAGATACCTCAATAAAAATCTCGCTAAGAAATAAGAATGGCTGATCCTATATCTATAATGGCTATAGCCGGCTTAGTTTATGCCGGTAGAAAATTGAGTCAACCAGACGAAAAATACACAATAGAAGGTAACCCAATAGAAGAAGAAGAGGTAGTCTCCGATTTTTCTAATATGGAGGTTACTCAACAAACAGATTATTTAGGACCTTTATCACCATTAGTAGAACCATCATATAATTCAAAACAAGAAATGGGATCGTTCGCTCAAATTGCTCCACAACAACGTTCTTCGGGTGGTGAAGTTTTGTCTATGAGAAATCGTATGTATGACGCGGGGAGAATGAATAATCTTTCACCAATTGAAAAACAACTCGTCGGACCAGGTTTGGGTGTTGGACCAGAAGTTCCCGCATTTGGGGGTAATCAACAATTGTTTCGTGTTAATCCAGAGAATGTTGGTGCGTATCGCTTAACGACTTTACCTGGTAGGTCGGGTCCAGCATATGATGCTAAGGGTGGTAGACGTGGTATTGTCGGTGAAGTTTCACACAATAGACCAGAAAAGACTGCATTTTTACATGGTCGTCTTCCTCCAGTTGCAGGTAGAGCGCAGGGTATGACTGGTAGAACGCCAAGAGCAGAACATGAACGCACAAAGAGAACAACAAATAGATCGGAAACTGGTTCCAGAACCGATACATTAAATTTTGCATCTGCGAAGAGAACGGTTTCTGCACTTACACGTGCTCAGGAACCAACACGAAACAAAGCTGATGGTGCTATAGAACAATATCAATACAATAATCAACCAGCCCCAGGTATTAGCAGCTTTGTTGGTGGATACTTGAATACACCAGCGACTAAGATTGGTGAAAAGAGAACATTCGGTTCCGCGTACACAGCCGAGGAACTTACAAAATATGGTTTCAGACCAGACGACCGCCGTGGTAAACCAAATAGAGCTGCGGGTCCAGGACGAATGAACGTTCGTGCCGATGCACTTAACCAAGGAGGTATGGTTACAAGTGTTCGCTCTGATACAACGAGAATTGATGGTCGAGTAAATGCTGCGAATGGTGCTTGGACACAACAATATAGACATAACGATTATCATAAATTCAATGCTTATAAGGGACACGAAAATCCAAATGCTACAAATATGAGTTTGGATACAGCTAGAAGACAACTTTCAAGTAACCCATTAGTTCATAGTCTTTCTTAAATAACTAAAAAATTGAGACATACACTCATTAAAATAATGCTCCTATATTTTAATGAAGGTACATACCTTAGATATAGACAGTGGTGAACGAGACCCTGTTTTGTATTCAAATCCAAGTGATTATGTTGTACATCTAAAAAACCCTATTTATGATGTAACTAAAATTTCACTTATATCAGCACGTATACATAATAGTCAGTACCTTATACACTCCAGGAACAACCAATTTGATGTTTTAACAAACGGTGGTACCACTCAAACGGTAACTATACCAATTGGAAACTATAACGGAGAAGAATTAGCCGAAGCTATTAATACCAACTGTACTATAATTACAGATACAACTTTTGATAAAGATACGAATGCTATAACGTTTACAGGGTCGAGTGATTTTACATTTTTGTTTTATACTGGTACAAACAGTTATACATCTGGTACAAGTGGATACACAACACCCCACGATGTTTTAGGTTTACCCGCTTCAAACGTGTCATCAACTTCAAGTTCGTTAGAAACTGGGAGTATTAATTTACAGGGTCCCGATGCAATTATAGTTAAATTGAGTAGTGGTTCAGATGAATTTAACAAAACAGTATTTTCGGAAACACCTTTTTATACAGGACGTATACTTCTATGTGGTGACGTGATTAACTTTTCGGGTGTTGATGATACAGTTGAACACAATTTTGATTCTGGATCACAAAAAACGATATCGAGTTTACGTGTTCAGTTTTATTACAGTAGTAACAATCGGTTAATACCATATGATTTTAGAAATGCGAATCATATACTTAAACTTGCAGTCACATGTTCAACTGATAAACTTGAGAATATTGCTAAAGTGGAACGAGACTTTGCTCTTCCACCACCTATGAGTATCCCCGAAATGGAGGATCCGCGTAGATGGGATGCGTTTATATCTATATTTATGGTAATTGCAACCGGTTTATTTTTACTATTGGTTATGCGTAAACCTAAATTTATCGAGTAACCGCGAAGATTGGTTGAGCTGGCTTTTGCACACGTGTAGACACACGAGAGATACCAACGTAGACCAAGATGGACAAGAGCGTCGTAAACAAGGCCGTGAGCGTGTAGTTCATACCACCGTTCTTGTTGACCTTAACAACTTGGTTAACAGTCCATCTGACCAAGTCCATCCACGAGAGGGCGGCGGCGAAGGAGAATCCGGCAACGACGGCGTTGAGGGATTGGGACTCGAGTTCACGAGCGACGAGCGTAACAGTTTCAGCAGCAGTAGACATTTTTATATATAGTATCCTGAGATTTTAATCGGGGAGTAAATCTTCTTCTATTAAAATTTTTTTATAATGTTTTGGTTTCATATATCCTTTTAACATACCAACATTTATACGTTCTATTCCTGAGTCAGATCCCGAATCTGTTTCTGTATCGGAATCACTTTCAGTATCAGAACTATCATCGTCATCATATATCTTAAAATGTTTAGACGTTCCCTCGTATCCTTCAGGTTCCGATATGTTCATTACTATCTATAGCATTTTTTAACATTAATTCTGACGGGTTTTTTGGTTCCCATGCATCCCAATTATCATACGCCATATTCATTTTGACAAACTTATATTCGCGTCCTGTGTACCGTGTAAAAGGAATTTCTTCATCTTCAAATTCAATGTCGTCTTCTTCATCTTCTTCATCTTCTTCATCTTCTTCATCGGAAGATTCTCTATATATTTCTGGGAAATATGTTCCCATTTTCCTACCAACTTCATTCATGGCACAATATTTCATGGCATATTCCATATCTTCACTA